CATTATCAAGAATGTCTATCACTGACTTGATGACATTTAGAGATAGATACAAAGCTGAATATTTAAAAGAAGTTAAGATAGCAAGAATTAAAAATGGTTTAGCTTCTGGAAACACTATTAAAGTTAATTTTGGCCAAAATCAAATCACACCTAAGAGTTAATCATGGCATGGTATAACAACATATTTAGCAGAAAAGAGGTTCAAACAAAAAAACGTAGAGCTTATAGAAGAAGTTATACAGGTGCTAATGCAGGCAGATTGTTCTCTGACTTCTTAACTACATCTACAAGTGCTGATGCTGAAATAAAAGATAACATAAGAG